TGAGATGGCACGGCAAATCAGGATTGATCAGATCGACGACTACGCAAGGGATCAAATCAGAACCCTGATTAAGGCCGCGACACTTGAGGCTGATCGCCGCTTGAAATTGCTAACGCCAGTTGATACCGGTCGTTTGCGCAGTAACTGGCAAATTGAGCAACAGGAATTTAGCGGCACGGTTTACAACAACCTGCCATATGCCGAACCGGTCGTTGCTGGCACCGGGTTCCCGCCTTCCTGGGGCGGAGAGTACCGAACTCGCCAAGGCGCCGCGCCATTCCTAGCTGTAGTGCAAAAGGATATTCAGACTTATGTAAACACTGAAGCGGACCGCATCGGTCGATCATCATGAGCCTGAACACCATCCGCGCTGCTATTGAGGGTCGGATTGCAACTGAGTTTGCGGCCTCACCTGTCATTCCGGTGGCATACCAGAACGTGCCTTTTAGCCCGCCAAACAACAGCAGCTTTATCCAAGCCTTTGTTGGCTTTGGCGATCAGGCGTATCTGACCCTGCTGGCACCTGCCACGGGAATGAACAGGGTGAATGGTGCCCTTACGGTGAACATCTTTACGCCGCGTGGTGTTGGCCCTGGCGCCAATTTGACCATTGCCCAACGGGTAATCAACCTGTTCTCACGTTTGACCCTGCAAAATATAAATTTCGACGCCGCAAATGGCCCTAATGCCATCGCAACCGCTGCGCCAGAAGGGTTCTACCAAACGCAGGTCACCATCACTTTTGAGGCTTTTGAGCAAAGCTAGAATTCTTCTAGCCAATACCATTCATACAAATGGCTACCGTTCTGTCCGGTACGTCCGGCGCCCTCTACTACAAGCCCGCTGGCACCATCGGCACATTCGGTGAAGCCGGTGTGGATGTTGCCGACGATGAAATCACAGTTCAGACCTACCTGAATTTCAAGGTGGGTGATCCTGTCAAGTTCAGCGTGATCAACACCGCAGGCGAAAGCCCAACTGGTAGTCTGCCCGCTGGCATCACCGCAGGCACTGTTTATTACGTCATTGGCTACACCGCCGCGACTGGTGTGCTGCAGGTTTCCGCCACTGCCGGTGGTTCAACCATTGCTATCACTGACGACGGCACTGCTACTGGTAACAACAAATTCCAAGTGGCCTACAGCGATTACGCTGCAGTGGGCAATGTGCGCGAGTGGTCTTTTGAAGTCACCCGTGAAGAAATTGACGTGACCACTATCGGTCAGTCTTCTGCGCAGTACGCACCGTTCAAGACCTACATCACCGGCTTTGCTGATGGTGAAGGTTCGGCCAGCGTCTACATCACCGACGAAGACACTGATCTCGCCAACCGTCTGATTGAAGACGTGCTGCAGCGTCAGCAAACCGGCGTGGGCTTCAAGCTCTACATTGATCGCATTCTGTCTGGTGGCAGCCCTAGCGCAGCCTCTAGCCGGAGCATCTCGATGGATGCGGTGCTGTTGTCGGCCAGCTTCACCGTGAACCCCGAAGACGCTCAAATGGTTGAGGTGTCCTTCCGTCCGTCTGCTGCCCCGACCTTTGACTTCAGCAAGAGCTGATCACTGTTTGGCAAGACACTCGCCCCTGGGTTGCACCGGGGGCTTTTTTATGCCTAAAGTATCAACAAACCAGTAATTTTTATGCCTGCCGCCAGTCAGCCGATGCGTGCCCTTGATCGCCTCAAGAAAGTCGCCAACCTGACGCCGATCAAAAAGAAGGTCAAGTTGTCGGACGGCAGTGACTTTGAGTTTTACTGCACGCCGTTGACCATGGCAGAGCGTGAGCGGGCGCAGAAAAACGCCGGCTCTGATGAGGCGACCGCCTTTGCCATGCAACTGTTGGTGCAAAAGGCAACTGACGAAAATGGCGACAAGCTGTTTCGTGCTGGCGAGATTGCCGAGCTGAAAAACGAAGTGCGTGATGCTGACCTACAGGCACTGATGCTTGCCGTGATCACAAACGACAGCGACGTTACGGAAGACGAAGCAAAAAACTGATCAGCGAGGTAAAGCGTGACCATGAGCTGTTGCTGATGGCGCGACTAGCCCGTGATTTGGGCTATACCCTCGCTGAACTATCGGATCGGATGACCCCAGAAGAGTTGTATCTATGGGGTCTGATCTATCAACACGAGAATCAAGAACAAGAAAAAGCAATGAGAAAAGGCGGACGGCGGTAGACTGATCGTAGGATTGAGCTTGCGCCGTCGTGTCAGTCGTTGCGAATGTAGCGATCAACGTTGACGCCAAAGGCGCGGTAGGCGAACTCAATAAGGTTGATCGTGCTGCTAGCGCACTGCAGGGCTCATTTTCTGGATTGCAGGCAGCAGTTGCCGCTTTGGGTCTTGGTGTAGCCATAAAAAGTATTGCTGATGTTGGGCAACGCTCGGAGCAAACTAAAAATCAACTCAAAGCCTTAACGACGCAATACAACGAATTAGGCGTTGCCACAGCATCTGTGGATCGCATTCAAAAAATTCTGGGTGTTAGCACGCTTGATGCTCGTGAGGGTTTTGCACAGCTTTACGCCGCACTGCGAGGCACCGGCGCATCGGTTCAACAGCTAGAAGTGCTTTTTGTTGGCTTGACAAATGCCGCACGGCTTTCGGGCGCAGGTGCAGCAGAGGCACAAGGCGCAATCTTGCAGCTCAAACAGGCTTTTGCTAGTGGCAGCCTTTCTGGTGATGAACTGCGCAGCGTCCTAGAGGCAATGCCAGCCTTTACGCAACAGCTAGCGAAAGAAACCGACCGATTAGGTCTTACGACCAACGCCACATCTGCCGATATTAAAAAGCTTGGCAGCGAAGGCAAAATCACGTCTGACATTCTGTTTGCTGCCGCCAAGCAACTCGCCCTTTCAAATGCGCCAAACATCACTACGGCAGAGAAACTTGGTATTGCTTTCACAAACCTTCGGGAGAAATTGGCGGAAACATTTGGGCCTTTGATTATTGGTGGCGTCAGGACTTTGACCGCTGCCGTAACGGCTTTAGGTAATTGGTTTAAAACGAATCAAACGCCTATACAGCGAGTCGCCGGGATTTTGCTTGGGCTGTTAAAAGCTTTGGCACCTGGCGCCGCAGCGGTAATGCTTGTCGTTAAGGCTTACCAAGCGTGGACAGTTGCTTCTAAAGCTCTGGCTGCTACGCAAGCATTTTTGGTTGCATTAGGCGGTCCTAAAGGCATTGCTCTTGTTGGCGCTGCTGCTGTTGCCGCAGGTGTGGCTTATACAGGCTTGAACGCGATTCTTGCCGGCACCGAAGGTGAGCTTAAAAAGCAAAAAAGCGAAGCACAGCAGGCGCAGGAAGAATTCAAAAAGATGGCTCAGAATGTTGAGCCAATGCCGGGCAAAATCAAAGAAGCTGCCACTGCCACATCAGAGCTAGGAGTAGCCGCTCAGCAAACACTGACGTTTTATAAAGATCAAAAAATAGCTATTGATGGGCAGCTTGCATCACTTGAGCGTGGCGCATCTTTGACCGCCAAACGATATGAGGCACTGCTAGCAATCAACAGCCTTGAGCAGCAGCAACTAGAAAGAAGCTACGAGCAGGCAAAAACGGCACGGCAACGCTTTGACATCGCAGCTCTGTTATTCCAAAAGCAACTTGAAGCCGCACAGCTTGAATACAACCAAGCAATCGAGACGATCAAGCTAGAAGAGCGCAAGTTAGATCTGCGCCTACAGCTAGAAGATACAAAGTTGCAAGAAATTCAGGCGGAAGCGGATCTGCAAAAACTTAAAGCGTCTGACATCAAGAACGCTGACGAACGCCTAAAGAAAGAGCAGGAAATTGATCAAAAGCGCAAAGACGCTCTTGCCTCACAGCAGGGCGTTATTCAGCAACTTGAGGCTCAGATCCCTGTACAGCAGGAGATTAGTAAATACGAAGAGCAAATTGCTGCCGCAAAGTTTGAATCAAACAAATTAACCGCACAGACGAATTACGAGCAAAAATTAACAAGCAAAGAGATTGGCTTCAGTAAAGAGCAAGCAGCAAGGCTATCGGGTGAGATTGCAAACAATGTTGGAATTACTCGTCAACTCAGGAATGAATATGGCGGCGTCGTCATACAAATCGAACGCGCAGTGGATGCACAAAGGCGCTTGAATGCCGCACGTGCAGGCGGAGGCGGTGCAGCACCACGAGGCGCAGCTGAAGGCGCCTACTGGTCTGGTGGCTTCAAGGCTTTTGCTGAGGGCGGCGTTGTCAGCAAGCCGACTTTGGGCATTGTTGGTGAAGGCGGCGAGCCCGAGTACATCATCCCGGCCAGCAAGATGGATGAAGCCATGTCCCGCTATGCACAGGGGCAAAGAGGCTCTAGTGTGATCCCATCCAGTATTAACCCACAGGTGAACGTCACCACAGGCCCGGTGATGAACATGAACGGCAGCAACTACGTCAGTCAGCAGGACTTTATGGCTGGTATGCAGACAGCTAGCCGCCGTGGCGCTGAGATGGCTTTAGAAGCACTGCAGAATAACGGCAGCGTGCGCCGCATGGCAGGAGTGGGCTGATGACAGTACGCGGCATTTATTCCAGCCTAATTTTCTTTCCCGAGGTTTACACCCTCCCCGGCACGCCAATCGCTAGCTATCAAAATTATTCGCAAACACCCTTAACTGATACTGTTGGCGGCATTACCTATGCCTTTGATTATCGTCCGTTTACCGTATCTTCTATTGTTTCAGATTCAAATTCCATTGCGCACGAAGTATCCATAACATTTGCCGCAACTGGCGTAATAGTCGATTTCCTGGAAACAGCACTTATTAGTAGGTATCAAGTCGTCTGCTTTACAAATACGTGGGCAAGTCCCATTGATACAATACCTTTACCTTTAACTGGAGCCGTAGAACCTTTCGCGGCGTTTACTGGTTTTGTAGCAGATGCGGAAACAGATTTTTCAACGATGACAATACGCGTTAGCGAATACAGTAACGGCACGAACGCTGACCTTCCTTGGCGGCGTATTCCGTGGACAATTCTGGGTCCGCTATCCGTCAGGAACTAATCATGGGAAAGATTGATCGCACCACATCAATGAAGCTGTTTACGCCACGGCATCGGCGTATTGCTAATCAGGGCGTCCAGCGATCAACGGAAGCATCATCAACCCAGCGCCGCAAGAACGAACGCAAGGCCCTCAACCTAAACGCCTACGGCAAACTGGACAAAGCGCAGGAATACGGCGAAACCGGCGATGTTATTCCAATCGTCTTCTGCCAGCGCGTAGGTAATTACGGCGGCGCCTGGATCGCGCCTGTTCTGATCGACAACGCTTCCGATAGCTTTGAGCAAACCTTTGTTTACCTAGTTAGTAGTGGACAGATCACTCTTCCTGCTAATAAAGGGAACTACTTATTTGGCAAAACAACACTCAAGGGAGTTGAGGAATACGCGGCTACCCCTTTGGTCCTCACCAGCCACTACACATCAAACAGTGCCGTATGTCCGATTAGTTCGATCAGCACTGGATGCGTTCATGATATATTTAAGTTCTTGATTGAAGGCTTGGCGCCTGAGGTCGGTAAAAGCGTTCAGTTTCAGACAGTCGATTCATACGCAACAAAAATTACTGTACGCGCTATTCCTGAATATCCCGACAACCTGTCTTCACCGACCAACTTAGAATCGTACATAATTACAGTCAAGCGTCTAAACAACAGCACAGGTAGCTCTACCACTGTTGGAACCTTTACGACACCGGCTGCTGATACCTCGCCAGTTGTTTTTGTCGACAACCCCGCCACAGGTACTTACACGTATACCTTCACGGTTACGTCTGTTTTTGCCCCGCTAGCAAATAAACCTAAGTCCATCATCATTCAAATTAGGCAAGAAAATGCGTTCCCCAGTGGGCTAGACCGCACAGCAAGCTACGTTGATATGTCGTTGTTGTCTGTCAAGGGCAACCTTTATGACCTAGAGCGTACCTACAGCCCTCCGGGAGAAATTAAGCAGCTGTTTATTTTTGTAGAAAATGGGATTGCCGTCGATAAGTGGCGTTTCGTCAACCCCTCAATTTCCTCCCCTGGGGGATTTACATACAGCCTTGGAGCGAGCAACCGCCTTGCCGATTTAATTCTGTACTACATCAAGAGTAGCGGACGCTACCCCAACTCCGCAAACCTTCAAGTCTTAAGTTATACGGATATTGCAACGACGGCTTTATTCCATCAGAATTATTACTTCGGTTATGACGGCGTAATTAACGATACGA